GGGTTTCTCTTTCACCAACAAACGAAACGAAAAGTTATGACTAAGGACAAGCCGGTTGCAATCCGGTCACTCAAGGTCGTCTCAGGCTCGAACAGGACGGATTCGGATTTGGATACCCCTGTGGAGCCAATCAAGTCTCTAATAGGCTCCCCAACCCCAAGAATTCATTCACGCCTAAACGATTTACCCTCAAAAGGCGATGAGATGATTGCATTTGCCGAGTCAGTGGGCATTGACCTAATGCCTTGGCAGAAATTTGTCATTCATCACGCCCACAAAGTCAAGGCTGACCAGCGGTGGCATCATTCTGAAATCTGCATTGTGGCAGCTAGACAACAAGGAAAATCCACGTTGCTTTTAATCCGAGCATTGGCTGGACTCTTTCTGTGGAATGAGCCGTTGCAGATTTCGTCAGCTCATAGACTTTCAACGGCGTTGGAACTATTCCGGCAAATTGTCAAAGTTATCGAGACCAATGATTTCTTAAAAAAGCAGGTTCAGGTTATTCGCTGGGCGCATGGATCAGAGGAAATTGTGACCATCACCGGCAATCGCTACATGGTCAAGGCATCCAACAATGCAGCGCGTGGAATTTCCCGGCCAGAGGTCGTTTATATGGATGAACTTTCTGAGATGAAGGATTTGGATGGCTTTGCATCTTTACGTTACACAATGATGGCATCCAGAAATCCGCAGGTATGGACGTTTTCGACAGCGGGCGACCAGACGTCGGTTGTACTCAATCAGCTACGAGAACGCGGAATGGCCGCAGCTATTGGCGGCACTGACCAGATTTGTTATCTTGAATGGTCGGGATATACCGATGACATCCACGATGAGCGAAACTGGGTTGCAAGTAATCCAGCTCTAGGCCACACAGTCCATGAGGACAATATCCGGGCTATTCTCAATGATCCGCCGCATGTAGTCCAGCAGGAAGTCTTATGCCGCTGGATTCATCAAAAGGATGCAGTCATTCCGGCAATTTCGTGGCAAGAATGCGTCGATGAGTCAGTGCAGCTTGATCCAGAGAAAACAACATGGTTTGGACTTGATTTGTCGCCGGATCGTAGAGCGGGAGCATTGGTTGCTGCTCAAAAGCTTAGTAATGACAAATTCGTCGTCAAATTGCTTCGGACGTGGGAAAACTCTGTATCTCTTAACGATTTGGAGATGGCGAATCAAATTGCTGACCATTTCAAGAAATATCCTGTTGAGACAATTGCCTACTCCAAAAGAACGGCCACAGCTGTCGCAGGTCGCTTGGTTCCAGCTGGAATTCCAATCATGGACTTTGATGGTCATAATTACGCGACCGCATGCGATCAATTGCTTTCGGCCATTACGTCAAACCGATTGCGGCATGCCGGCAACGAGGAATTGACCAAGCAAATGCTCTCAGCTGTTCGGTTGCCTCATGGCGATGGCGGATGGGTGATTGGACGCAGAGCGTCACAAACCACAGTCTGCGCAGCTGTTGCAACAGCTCTTGCCACATTTTACGCGACACGCCCAGAGACGGAGATTGACATTCTCGTTGGATAGTGTTCTAAGCGTGGGAAAATTCTCGCATGGGATTCAGAGACTTATTTGTCAAAACATCATCCGTCACAGAGCTGACATACGATGTCTCTGCTTCTCTTGCTCCAGTGACGACGCTAGATTCACTCTCGCCATTCTTTCGCGGTAATCGCACAGCTACACGCGAAGAAGCAATGAGTGTTCCCGCAATTGCTCGCGGTCGCAACATTATCTGCTCATCAATTGCATCAATTGGCATTGAAGTGCGTGATCGTGTTACTGGAATGATTGTTGATTCACCGCGAGTTATTCACACACCAGACCCACGCATTCCCGGAGTAGCGACGTACGTTTGGACGCTGGAAGACATCCTCTTCACTGGGTACGGGTACTGGCAAGTGACGGAAATTTTTGCCGATACGCAACGAGTCAGAAGTGTTCAAAGAATTGCGCCGGATCGTGTCACTATCAACACAAATTCAGATTCAACAGAAATTGAATCGTATTCAATCGATGGACATACACCGCTTCCACTTTCAGGGGTTGGCAGCCTTGTCGTGTTCTACGGAAATGATGAAGGATTGCTCAACCGAGCTGGTATGACTATCCGAACCGGTGCGGAGCTCGAACGCGCAGCTGCACTTTATGCGCGTGAGCCTGTTCCGCAAATGGTATTGAAATCGAATGGAACAGCATTACCAGCAGATCGCATTGCAAAACTCCTGGAGTCTTGGGGTGCAAGTCGTAGAAATCGCACAACGGCATTTTTGAATGGTGATATTTCGCTTGAGACTTTGGGATTTGACCCAGAAAAATTACAACTTGCAGCTGCGAGAAGTTACATTGCAACCGAGCTTGCCAGAGCTTTAGGCATTCCAGCTTATTTCATTGATTCCGAAACTGGATCATCAATGACATATTCAAACGCCAGTACGACACGTCAAACCCTTTTGGATTTCTCTTTGATTCCACTAATGAACTCAATTACCAAAAGGTTATCAATGCCAGATTTCTTGCCATCATCACAACGCGCAGACTATGCGTTGGACGATTACTTGCGCGGCTCAGCATTAGAACGCGCACAAATATATGAAATCCTCAATCGCGTTGGCGCATTGAGTGCAGAAGAAATCCGAGTAGCAGAGGAAATGATCCGATGAAGGTACTAACACCATTCACAATCACAGCGGCCGATTCAGAAGAACGTACGATTACCGGCCAAATTGTGCAATTCGATACGCCAGCAAACGCATCAACAGGCAAAGTCTTGTTCAAGTCTGGGTCATTGATTCCAGCGTCGGTCAAGCTGAATCTCGAACACGATTCAAAGCGACCAATTGGAAAAACGCTATCAATGGAGCTTGCACCAGATGGCAAGTCAATCAATGCCACGTTTAAGATTTCAAAGACCACAGCCGGAACAGATGCAATCCAAGAAGCGATGGATGGACTACGCGATGGATTCTCTGTTGAAGCAAATGTCGCAGATCATGGATTTAACGAGGACGGCACAATGGTCGTTAATTCAGCGACACTTGTTGGCGTCGCATTAACACACAACCCAGCATTCGATGAAGCTCGCGTCAGTCATGTCGCAGCGACTACCGAAGTCACACCAGAAGAAACACCAACCGAAGGAGACGCAGTGGAAACCACTACCGAAAAAACAGAAGCACCAGCCGTTGAATCGGTAGAGGCTTCACAGAACGTCGTGCAAGCTAACAAGCCAGCACCTTATTTCACTTCACCACGCAACCCAATTGTCAATCTTGGGTCATGGATGGAGCATTCAATCAAGGCAAAATTGAATCCAATGTCAGATTCTGCAATTTACATTGCAGCAACAAATGACAATTTAGGTTCAACAAACCCAGCATTCAATCCAACACGTCAGCTCACAGAAGTCATTAACGGCTTGAGCAATGGAACACGTGGAGCAATTGATGCAATTTCTCGCGGCACATTGCCAGATTCCGGGCTTCAATTTGAAATCCCAAAAATCACTCAAATCGCAGAAGTTGATCCAGTTGCAGAAAATGGCGCAGTCACAAATACCGATGTCAATTCATCTTTCATCTCAGTGCCAATCACGCGCTTCGCAGGCCGCAACGTATTGACGACGGAAATCATCGAGCGCAGCTCACCAGATTTCTTCAATGAGCTTGTTCGTATCATGGGATCAGCAATGGCGTTCTCTCAGAACAAGTACGTTGCAGCTCAAATCAAGGCAGATGCAGCATCAGATGGAACACCAACAGCTAATACAGCTGCGGGATTGATTGCATACGTCAGCCGCGCAAATGCAGCTGTTTATGCAGGAACACAACGCTTTGCACGTAACATCTTGGTATCACCCGGACAATGGTCAAACATCATGGGTTACAACGACAATGGAACACCATTGTTCAATGCTTACCAGCCACAAAATCAGGCCGGTCTTGTTACAGGTCAATCACAACGCGGCGTCGTTCTTGGCTTGAATTTCTTTGTTGATAACTCAGGTGAATTTACTGGAACAGGCGATGATTCAATGGTTGTTCTTGAGCCAGATGCATTCACATGGTATGAGACTGGAAATTATCGTCTTGATGTCAATAAGCCATCTGACGGAACTGTCGAAATCAGCCTGAATTCTTATGGTGCATGCGCGACCAAGCTTTCAGCTGGTGGAAACCTATTTAATTTCACCTAAGAACTAATCATCGGCCACAGCCGCTCCCGGATGTGGTCGAGCAGTAGAAGGGAACGGAAATGCCACAAATTGTAACCGCGGGCGAACTGCGATCCATTCTTGGCGTTTCCGTCTCTCTTTATTCTGATGCTTATCTTGAACAAATGATTGAAAGCGCAGAGCTAACAATCTTGCCACTTTTGACTGGATATCAATCGGCAGTCACAGAGGTCTTTGTAGAAAATTCAATTGCCTATTATGGAACTCAGCGCGTCAATTATTTCGTGCCGGGTCAAAGTGTCGTCATTACCGGATGTGGCGATTACGACGCAACAGTGACAGTCACCGACGATCGCATTGCGCCAATGGTCTTTACGTCTGCAACGGGGCAAGCGGACAGCACATACACGATCCCAATCATTCCGAGCGGGCTTGCGTGTATTGATGGGGCAACCGCCGGCGATCTATACTCTGGCGTTGCTCCCATTAAATCAGCAATTCTTGTTGTTGCTGTCGAAGTATTCCAAAGTGTTACAGCTCCCGGAAATCAAATTATGAGCGATGCATTTCAGCCATCGCCATTCGTACTTGGACGCAGCTTAACGAGTCGCATCGTGGGCTTGCTTGGCCCATTTTTAGAAGTTGAAACGATGTGTTTATGACAATCGAAGCCGACATCCGCACACCATTGCAAACTACTCTTTCAACAATTGCAGCCAATGTCTATAACGGCATTCCAGAGACAATGACAAGTCCAAGCATAATTTTAGTGGCAGATTCACCCTATTTGGAAAGCACTCTTATCAATGGATCAACGACCAAGGTAAAAATCAACATGCTTGTCACTGGCGTTGTTGGATATTCCAGCAATGCAGCAGCTTTGACCAATCTTGAAGATTTAATGATTTCAATCATTTCAACAATGCCGGCGGGATATGTTGTTGGAAATGTAAGCTCACCCGCAGTTTTGGAAGTCGGCGCAGGAAATTTCTTGACTGCTGATTTGCAAGTCTCAACGTATTACACCGACTAAGGAGAAAACTCATGGCAACGACAATCATCACTGGCAGAGACATCACTTTCACGATTGACAGTGATAACTTCGATGCCCAAGCAACATCAGCGACCTTAACAGTCGATTCAACAATTAACACATATCAAACACTTGACGGAAAAGCCTATTACACAACAGACACACAAGGCACATTTGCCGTTGAAATGCTTGCGGATTGGGGCGCACCTTCATCGCTTTGCGAAGCACTCTGGACAGCTGCAACAAACGCGCCACAGACACCGCTTGCAGTGGTATTAGTGGCAGACACAGGTGCATCATTTGCATTTGATGTCCAGCCAATTTTGCCATCAGCCGGTGGAACTGCACCAGATGCTCAAACAGTATCGCTTGCATTCACTTGCGTCACTACACCAGTCTTAACAATCAGCTAATAAAGGAGCCGGGAGCATGAAACTAAATATCGAGGTCACTTACCAAACTGGAGAAGTCGCTACCTATACGGCGGCTCCCCCAGAATGGCAAAAATGGGAGCAAAAGACTGGATTTACAATTCAACAAGCAGAGGAGAAGATTGGCATTTCTGATCTCTTATTTCTGGCCTATAACGCCATGAAGCGTGAGCAAGCCGGTAAACCGGTAAAGTCTTACGAGATTTGGTGCGAAGGGGTTGCAGATATAGGAGCAGGAAACGCAGACCCAAAAGTTACGCCGTCGGAAGTCTCAGTCGAATAGTCCTTGAGCTTGCAATAGCCACAAAGATTCCGATGAGCGAATGGACGACGGCGGAGCAGATTCTTACAGCATTCGAGATATTGGAGCGAGATCATGGCATTTAAGGCGACAAAGGGTCAAGGCTCATTTCGCATTGAGGTTGAGCCATACGAACTGAAGAATTTGATTTCTACTCTTAATTCACTAGACAAAGAAAGTCAAAGTCGCGTCAGAGATGCTGCGCAGCCATTATCCAAAAGACTTGCTGGTCAGCTTATGATGTTCGGTGGTAGCTCACCTACTCCACAAACTAAATTGGTTCTTCAATCAATGCTTACTCCGCGAGATCGTTTAATTCGCGTCGATTTAGGCGGGTCAAAGAAAGTCGGCCGGCCGTACGGCGGCACTGCAAGCAAAAGCGGAAAAGGCAACAAGGTTGGGCGTAGTGCAGCTCCAGCCGGTGCATTGCTTTGGGGTTCTGAATATGGATCGCATTCCGGCGTGGATAGAGCTGGCCGCAGATATACAAATCGCTTCAAAGCTCCGCAAAATCGCTCCGGTTATTGGATCAATGATGCGGTCGATTATTACACTCCTGTTGTTGCAAAAGAATACATTGCGGTCGTTCAAGGAATTATTAACGATTTGAGGCTCAACTAATGGCCGGAATTCCAAAGGTAAAGATAACCTTCGATGCTGACTTTGACGAACTAAAAAAAGGCATTAAGGGCGGCCAAGATGAAATTGAGAGCTTTGGATCAAAGGTTAGCGACTTTGGCAAAAAGGCTGGATTAGCCTTTGCAGCTGCCGGCATAGCTGCCGCTGCTTATGCGGGTAAATTGCTTATTGATGGCGTCCAGTCAGCGATTGCCGATGAAGCCGCGCAGACAAAATTAGCCACTACTTTGGAAAATGTTACTGGTGCGACGAATGCCCAAATCAAAGCAGTAGAAGCACAGATTCTCAAGACATCTTTATTGACAGGAAAAACCGATGATGAGTTGAGGCCATCTTTTGATCGGTTGCTCAGGAGCACAAAAGATGTCACCAAAGCTCAAGAGCTTCAAGCAATCGCGCTTGATATTTCTGCCGGCAGTGGCAAAAGTTTAGAGGCCGTCTCAAACGCGCTTGCAAAGAGTGCCGAAGGGCAGAACACGGCTCTGGGCAAGCTCGGGGTTGGCATAAGTGCGGCAGAGTTAAAAACTATGTCATTTGAGCAAATTACTGCCAAATTGAGTGAAACATTTGAAGGACAGGCATCTAAACAGGCTGACACATTTGCCGGCAAGATGGCTCGTCTCAATGTGGCATTTGATGAGGGCAAAGAGACAGTTGGTTCATTTGTACTTGATGCAATCACTCCAATGGTCAATACCTTTGTCAAGGACGTTGTGCCAGCCATTCAGAAATTTGCAGATGAAATCGGACCAAAGTTGGAGCCGGTAATCAAATTCCTGGGCTCATATATTCAAGAAGTATTGCTCCCAGCTTTCAGAAGCATTTGGGGCTTTATCAACGATTTCTTGATTCCGATATTCTCAGCGATTCTTACTCCAGCAATCAATGGGTTGCGTGGTGCATTTGAAAAGGTTCAAAAGGCCATCGGCGATAACACAGAAGAATTCAAGCCGCTGTTTAATTTCATGAAGGCCGTTGGAGAATTTGCCAGAGATACGTTGGCTCCCATCATCGGCGTCACACTTAAAGGCGCATTCAATGTCCTAGGCACAATCATCTCAATCACCATTCAAGGATTCGGCAAGATTGTCAGCGCAGTCACTAGCGTTATCAATGCAGTCAAAGCATTTATTAAGCTCATGACAGATAATCCAGTTACACGATTCTTTGGCTTAAGTGGAGATAACTCCAAAAGCTTAAAAGCCGGCGGAGCTGAATTTGACCCAAATATCGGCGGCGACGTGGGCGGTGGGTTCCCTACTGGTGGAAGCATGGGCGGCAATGATCCGCGAACTTTTACCGGCGCACCATTGGGCGCATATTCACCAGCTATGCAAGCTGCAATCCTTAGACGCGAAGAACTCAAAGCCGAGACTGAACGCCTACGCAATGCCAGAGAAGCAGCCGCAGCAGCTCGCGCTGGGGTCACTGGCGGGCTTTCAACGGCCGAGCGCATCAATATCACAGTCAATGGCGCAATCGATGCTGAGGGTACAGCTCGCACAATTGTGGAGACTTTGAATGATTCATACTTCCGCGGTACAGGCGGCGCGTCCAACTTGCAGGCAATATGACAGTCTTTAATCCAGTATGGCGAGTCACGATTGGCGGCAATGAATATCAGACGGCCATTCTTGCCAATTTAACAATCACATCTGGGCGAACTAATATCTATGAGCAGGCTCAAGCCGGATACACCAACATTGAACTTATCAATTTGGATCAATCAAATGTGGCCATTGGAATCAATGATTTATTGACCATCGAATTACAAGATTCAACAGCTACATTCATTCCCATCTTTGGCGGCTCGATTGTGGATATTGCAATCTCAGTGGCCGAATTGGGAAATGTGGCCTACGCCCAGCGCGTCAAGATTATTGCATTGGGCGCATTGGCTCGATTGCCAAAGGCTTTGACAGATGGCGTATTGACTCAAGATTTCGATGGAAATCAAATTCTTTCAGTGTTGCAGGATTTATTGCTCAACAATTGGTCAGAGGTTCCAGCAGCTTTGCAATGGAATACCTATGATCCGACAGAGACTTGGGCAAATGCTCAGAACATTGGGCTTGGCGAGATTGATACTCCAGGCAATTATGAGCTTGCACAAAGAGCATCAAGCCGAACAGACATTTATTCACTTGTTTCAGCTCTGGCCACTAGCGGTCTTGGCTATATCTATGAGGATGCTCAAGGACTTATTTCATACGCGGATTCGACGCATCGATCCATTTACTTGGCAACGAATGGATATGTCAATCTTTCAGCCAACGATGCTCAAGGCTCTGGACTAACAATCCAGCAACGCGCAGGCGATGTGCGAAATACGATAACTCTCAAATATGGCACAAATTCAACATCAGAAGTCAGTGCCACAGATGCCACATCAGTGGGTTTATATGGCCAGCTTGCCCAGATATTTACGACCACAGTCAAACACCTAATCGATGCACAAGACCAAGCAGATTTCTATCTGACGCTTCGGGCTTATCCTCAATACAACTTCAATCAGATCACGTATCAGCTGACAAATCCAGAGATTGACGATGGCGACCGAGATTCTTTGATTAACGTGTTCATGGGAATGCCTCTGGCAATTGCCGACTTGCCGCTAAATATGTCGGCCGGAACCTATTTGGGATTCGTAGAGGGCTGGACGTTCCAAGCCGCATACAACCAAATCAGCGTCTCACTTAATCTCTCGCCGCTTTCATATTCATTGCAAGCAATGCAATGGCAAGATGTAAGTGTCGTTGAGGCTTGGAATACAATTTCTGGGATACTTGACTGGGAACACGCCCTAGTCGTGGCATAAGGAGAAAATATGAGCAATCCGACAACACCATTCAGTTGGCAAATGCCGACGGCAACTGATTTGGTCACAGATTTGCCGGCAGACTTTGAGGTCTTTGGTCAAGCTGTTGCCACGTCAATGGCTGATTTACTTGGTGGCACATCGGGTCAAATTCTTTCAAAGAATTCAAATACTGACATGGACTTTGTTTGGATCACAAATGATCAAGGCGATATCACGGCGGTCAATGTAACGTCACCAATCACAGGCGGCGGCACATCTGGCGCAGTAACCGTCGGAATCCAATCAGCATCAACGACCCAATCGGGTGCGGTGCAACTTTCAGATTCAACATCGACAACATCATCCATTCTTGCAGCCACACCGACAGCGGTGAAATCATCTTATGATTTAGCAGCTGCCGCAATCCCCAAATCTACTGTTACGACAAATGGTGATTTAATTTATGGTACTGGTTCAGGAGCAGTCACTAGACTTGGAATTGGTTCAAGTGCGCAAGTGCTTACAGTTGCGGGCGGTGTTCCATCATGGGCAACGCCGGCAGCTGGCGGTACTGCTAATTGGTCACTACTTAACGCTGGCGGTACTGCTCTCACCGGATCAACAACAGTCACAGTCTCAGGCATTTCAGGCAAAAACTCAGTAATGATTGTCTTTGTGAGTGCATCGGCTGCTAACGCTGGTGCAACACTTGGTGTCCGAATAAACACAGACACAACGACAAAATATGACACATACGGAACTTATGTATATTCTCCAGCCGCTTATGTTCTAGGCGGAATATCACAAAATATAACAAATACTGCTGGAACATACATACCAGTTGGCGTAATGTCAGGATCAGCAGGATCAGCGGGTTCTGGATATTGTCTTATTAGCGGTGCAAATGCTACGGGAATCAAAATGTTTCAAGCCGTCGCTGGATTTAGTCGTGATAGCAATGATTCTCAACAAAATTATATTGTTGGCGGTCTTTATTCAGGCACTAGTACAGTCAGCTCAATTTCAATGTTTTCAACTAGCGGCAACTTTGACGCTGGCACAGTTTATGTTTATACAACGGCTTAAGGAGCAAATCAATGAAAATAACTGAAAAGACTTTCGATGCTTCAACAGGTGAAGAAACAATCACAGAGCGTGATGAAACTGCTGCCGAAACTGCTAATCGATTAGAATTAGAAAAGCAGCTTGCCGAAAATTTAGCAGCCAAAGAAAAGGCTGATGCAGCGCGTGAAGTGGCACAAACTAAACTGGCTGCACTTGGCTTGACTGCTGATGATTTGAAGGCACTTGGTCTTTAATGATCCAAAGTCATAACGGATGGAAAGCATCGAAAGATGCAGCTGAAATCCACATCATTAGCGTTCCAATCGAGGGAACCAAGGTCAAGGTGCGATGCGCCAAAGCCGTCGCGCCATTGATTGCTGGATTCTGCAAAGAATTCCATGAGCTAATTGAACCCATTGATGAAGGCCAGCTCGATGATTGGGGTTATGCATTCAGAATGGTACGCGGCTCGACTGACACTTTGAGCAATCACAGCTCTGGCACTGCCATCGATCTGAATGCTAGTCGTCACATTCTTGGCAAGTCGGGCACATTCCCAGCTGAGAAGGTTCCAATGATTAGAGCTTTGGCTAAGAAGTACGGCCTCAAATGGGGTGGAGATTATCGAAACCGAAAAGATGAGATGCACTTCGAAATCGAATTGAGTGAAGCGAAAGTCGCGGCACTCATCGGGAGCTTGAACAAAGGAGATAACTAATGGATCAAGCAAAGGCAATGCTGGCATCATGGCTGAGAAGCTCTGTCGCTGGTGCGTTGGCAGTCTGGATGACTGGTAATCAGAATCCCAAGGATTTAGCAATGGGCTTAGTGGCTGGACTTGTTCCGGTACTTGCTCGCTGGGCTAATCCGAATGACGTAAGTTTCGGCAACAAGAAGTGAGCGTAGGCGAATGGACGGCGGTCGGTGGGCTTGTTCTTGCGGTGCTGACTGCCATCTATTCGTCAATGAGATTCATGGTGAAATCGATCATGCGGGAGCTTTCACCGAATTCTGGAAATTCGCTCAAGGATCAGGTGAGTCGAATTGAAGAAAGACTCAATCAATTGATTCTTGAATTGGCTTTAAAAAAGTAGCCGACACGCCGATTCTTAGGCGGGAATCTTGAAATTGTCGGTCATGCGTGTCACTCTGTAATTCGGGAGCTGGTTCGCAGCTCTCAGAATCGGGAGCAAGAAATGACAACAAGTGAAGTCGGGCTATTCGTTATCATGGCGATAGCGTGCATTCTTTGGGCAATTTGCAGTTATGCAGTCGGATACAAAGAAGGCCATCGTGAAGGCTATCAACGAGGCAAAGCAGTCGGCCGTCACATATCAGCCAAGGCGGTGCGCTAATGAATCGCGCACAAAGAAGATTCTCTAGTGGCAAAAATAAAAGACCAATATCTGACACAAAACAAAATAAACGACGTTGGAATTTAGGGGCAATCTAATGGGGTTCCTAGACGGCTACGAGGCCGCACGTGCTAGAACGGATCGCTGGATTCTCACACATCCGACCGGTCGCATTGAAACAGAAATCATGGAATTCAACGCTGAAAAAGGTTACGTTCTAGTAAAGGCAACTGGCTATCGCAATGCAGATGATATTCATCCAGCCGGCGTTGATTTCGCTTATGGCTATCAAGGCGCATATGTGCAAAATATGAAACGCTGGTTCGTCGAAGATACAGTGACCTCAGCAATTTTAAGAGTTATGCAGCTCATTATGGGCGGTGCTGAACGCACAGTGCGTGAGACGATGGAACAGATTGAAGCTCTACCAGCCAAGGTTGCAAAGACTGACCTTGACTACGATTACTGGACGACCAAATTTGGTGAAGTGCCATCGTTTAAGACTCAAGAAGAAGTGGATGCAGCTGGCACACCAGATTCACTTCAAGAATGCAAGCATGGCAAGCGTGTCTTTAGAGAAGGCACATCCAAGACAACCGGCAAGCCTTGGGCAAATTACAGCTGCATTGAACGCAAGCCAGAGCAATGTGATCCCAATTGGCTTGTCTTGAGCAGCGATGGCAAATGGAAGCCACAGCTGTGAGCGGTGCAATTGAGATAATCAATCCAAGGACTATGACTTGCACACTCATGGAAGATGGCGTCATCATCGCAACCTATAAAGTCGAGCAATGTGACAAATGCTCCAAGCTAGTCAAATTCGATGAATTCGGTTATCAAAAGGGTTACGGCAATGAAAAGATTATCTGGTTCTGCTGGGAATGCCGATGATTATGGTGCGACTATCGCGTGAAGATGAAATCGTGGCACACACTGCCGGACTTGCCAGAGAGTCACGATATGGCTCAAATCCCAAAGGCATCAAAGAGCGCGGAAACTTTCACAATGCTGTCGTGATTCATTCCGAAGCTGTTGGAGCTGAAATGGCAGTGGCCAAATACTTTGGCGTTGAGGACTTTGAGCCGACAGTCAATACATTCAAGAATGAACCGGATGTCTATTGGAACGGCGTTGCCATTGAGGTCAAACAAACGCCACACAAACGCGGTCATTTAATCATTAGCGACGATGATCGTGATACTGACATCGCTGTTCTGGTCGTAGGCGAATCACCGACCTATTACGTGATGGGATGGATACCAGTGGGCGTTGCAAAGCGGCCAAGGTTCCAATCTGCTCAAGGCGGTTACTGGGTCAGTCAAATCAATCTGCAACCTATTGAGACGTTAAGGAAATCCATCCATGCCAATACTTGAATTCGATTGCTCAATTTGCGCAAAGCTCTATGGCAAAGCCAAGCAACGTCATGGCATTCGTAAGACTCCAGAATTGACGCTGCATGAATGGTTTGCGACATGTCTGGGATGTGGAGCAATGGGAATCAAGCTAGTCGATGATGACAAAGTGGATCGATTGTCTCTATGAAACCTATGTTACTGACCAGTATTAGTTATCCACAGGAGTTATCCACAGGCAAGCAAAACCTGTGGACGACACGCAGGAAGCACGCTCAACTTATCCACTTACTCGCCAGTAACTTGACTAGGCGTGTAGCATCCATACTCGCTGGCGAGCCGCTGATGCGGATAGCTCGCAGGCGAAGTCTGGTGCTGTTGGCCGTTCTATGTGTTGTGGGCACAACACCAGCGGAAGCAGTGACAGAGATAGATAATTTGAAGCTATATGCTCATTCAAGAATCATTGACTATAAACAGACTCAGTGCTTTTACAAGCTAATAACAGCTGAATCATCGTGGAGAATTGATGCAAAATCAGGTAGTCATTTCGGCCTTGGTCAGATGAAGAATACTAAGTATCGTGACCTAGATGGCTATCGTCAGATTGACTGGAGCATTCGCTATCAACGCACACGATATGGATCGCACTGCAATGCATGGCGATTCTTCCAGAAGCATGGGTATCACTAATGGTCAGCGGTAAGCATGCCAGAGTCTATGGCTCAGCCTGGCGCAAGATGCGTGTCTATATCTTGGCAAGAGATAACCATACGTGCCAGTATTGTGCAGCTCCAGCCACGACTGTTGATCATGTGGAGCCGGTAGCCAAGGGCGGTGAGATATTGAACCCAGAAAACTTAGTTGCTGCATGCGTATCGTGTAACTCAAAGAAGCAAGACAAGGACAGTCGCTTTTTTTTGAGGCCGGTTTCCAC